ACCATTGCAGCCCGAAGGCTTTAAAGGACAAACCGCCAACGAAAAAGAAACGCTAAAAAATAGCATCGTCAAAAACGGTTTTCACGATGCCTTTGATGTTTGGCAGCACGAGGGTAGGTTGCTATCCATAGACGGCGTACACCGCAAAATTGCCTTATTAGAACTTGCGGAGGAGGGGTATGAAATACCCGAACAGTTGCCTTGTACCTACATAACCGCCGAAAACGAAACCGAAGCGGCAACGATTATTTTTTCACGTAATAGCCAACATAGTCACATACTTAGTGCAGCCGTAATGACCGCCGCGTTTAAGATACCAGCGGCAACTATTGAGGCAGTAGTGCCGCAAAAGAATTTGGAGGCGTGGAGCGAAACGCAACCGAGTTACGAAAATAGCGACGTGGATTATAGCGACAAAAATAAAGATATTGATGTAGATGACTTTCTAGACGAAATGATTTTAAAGCTAAACTACACATCAGAGGAATATTTTGCAGTCAAAGAAGAATTGTCTAATCGAGGCATAACAGCCGAAGCCGCTTTATATAAATACCTATTTGGAGATGACGAACAATAAACACAAGTTTCCTTACAAGTGGAATTTAGCAGATGGTTATCCAGCAAAAGGAATAACAAAAAACGAATGTAACGTTTTTGGTACTTTTATTTGCGGCGGCGGTTCAACAATGGGCTACAAGTTAGCAGGCTTTAATCATTTGGGCGGCGTTGAGATAGACGTAAAAGTAGCAGATGTTTATAAGGAAAACCACAAGCCAAAGTACCTATTTGTTGAAGATATTAGAGCGTTTAACAAGCGTACCGATTTACCAACGGAACTTTACAATTTGGATATTTTAGACGGCAGTCCTCCTTGTTCTACTTTTAGCATGGCAGGCAGCCGAGAAAAAGCATGGGGCAAGTCAAAGCAGTTTAGAGAGGGGCAAGCAATGCAAACATTAGACGATTTAGTTTTTGTTTATTGCGATACTATTATAAAGTTACAGCCCAAAGTATTTTTGCTTGAAAATGTAAAAGGCATAATACAAGGTAACGCTAAAGCCTATTCAAAAGCAATAGTAAAAAAGATGCAAGAGGCAGGCTATACGGTGCAGGTGTTTTGTTTAAATGCTGCGAGCATGGGCGTTCCGCAAAAAAGAGAAAGGGTATTTTTTATTGGGCATAAAAAGGAGTTTGGATTGCCTAAATTAAAGTTAGATTTTAGTGAGAAACAAATACCTTTTGGAGAAATAACGCATTGTAAATTAAAAAACGACTTAACAGATTTTGCCTTTAAAGGGTGGGCAAACGCAAAACAAGGCAGCCCTATTAGTGTTTTTAAATCAGATATAAGATATTCAGACAAGGACGTATCAGGAACAATTAGGTCGCAAGGTAGCGCATATCATAGTACACAACCAAGACATTTGAGCAGATTGGAACTTTGTCAAATAGGCACATACCCACTTGATTACAACTTCAAAGCATTAGAACCTAAATACCTAATTGGCATGTCCGTCCCGCCAGTAATGACTGCCCAAATATCGCATCAAATTTACCTACAATGGTTAAGCAAAATAAAGCAATAAATGAATAACGACCCTATCAAAAAGCCGAAAGAACCAAGCACCCAAGCGGAAAAAAACGCGCGGGTGCAAAAAGTGCTTCAGATGCTTAGAGAGGGTAAAACAAGGGCGTATATATTGCAAATAATTACAAATGATTGCAAAGTAACACATTCGCAAATTGATAATTACATAGCAGACGCAAATGCAATATTAGATAAAGAAAATGCAGAGTTAAATGATATTGTAAAAAACGAAAGAGTAACACGAGCCTTAGAAGCCTCAAAAAAAATACCCACAAACGAGGAACTTATCGCGATGCTTGCTGAAAAATTAGATTTAGCTAACCCAAAAGTAACAGGCTACGAATTAAAAATAATTAAAGACGAGCCGCACAACATACAACGTTTTCCGAGTGAAACTTTTTACCTTACGGCATTGTCTAAAATAATTGAATATAACAACAAATTAAACGGAACAGACCAGCCACAACAAACCCAAGCCGTTTTAGTTATCAATACAAACGAAGTTTTGATAACAAACGAAGAAGACCTAACCGATGAATGAAAACACGACACCGCTATTTGCAACAAAAACTAAATTGTTTGATGCTTTATTTAATGCTGTATACAATATCAAATCTAACAAAACGATTTATATTTTACAAGGCGGTAGCAGCAGCAGCAAAACATACAGCATTTGCCAATTATTGATTTATCATTGCATTACGTACCCGAGTACCGAAGTTGCTATAATAGGAGAAAGTTTAGGCAGTCTTAAAATAGGGGCGTTATCGGATATGTTAAACAGCATAAGCGGCAGCGACACGATACGCAAACAGATTAAGCGTGACAATATCTTTACCAATTCAGCCGAAGGGTTAGTTGTGGATTTTTACAACGGCAGTAAAATAGTTTTTCGTGGTGTGGGCAGCCCAAGCCAAAGCGGTCACGCGGACGCAAAAAGTAGCCAAAAAAGCAAAGCGGGTAAGCGTGATATATTATTTATAAACGAAGCCAACGGCATTGCCGAAGTGGTGGCAAACGAACTTATACTTAGAACCCGACAACTTGTGTTTATTGATTTTAATGCAAACATGCCATTTTGGGCTCACTACAAATACAGCCCAAAGTACATAGCATTAAGCGATTTAGACGAAACACAAAAGCAGCAGCAGTACAATTTTATAAACGAAAAAGTACAATGGATTTACAGTAACTACACGCACAACCAATATTGCCCAAACGAAATAATACAACAGCTAAAAGAGTATAAACATACAAACCAAATGCGGTACAACGTTTATACTTTGGGCAAAACAGGCAACGCCGATGACTACAAACTTTGGCTATATTCGTTTAATCAACTTAAACATATTAAACAAATAGAGCCACATAAATACCTACCATTAGTGTTTAGCTTTGACTTTAATCACCGCGACATGTCGGTATCTATTGCACAAACCAACATGCAATTAGAGCGTAAAGCATACAGCAGGGTACGAGGTGCCACAATACCTAAAACGGTTTTTTTCAACGTCTTAGACGAAGTGTTAATCAAAGAGCCAGACGCGGGCAAAAGTAGCCTAAAACAAGCCTTAGAAACGATTGTCGGGCGTTACCATACGCAAATTATTAGCGGTAACTTTTATGTTTGCGGTGATTTGAGCGGTGCAAATAGCAGTCACCTTGTGCCGTCTAATTCATGGGAAGAAATATACGCATTTTTCCATACATACGCCCAAATACACAAAGGTGTACCAGCGGGTAGGTCACGATACTTTGCACGAGCAATAGCACAAGATAAAAACTACCCCGCCGCAAACCAAAGCCACAAAACAAGTAACGAAATTTGTAACAACGCTATTTTTGAATTACAGGAACGTTTTACGATAAGTCCCAAATGTAAATACTTGATAAGCGATTGCAACAAAGCTAAATTTGCGGAAACGAAAAATGATGCTTTTGTACTCTTCAAAGATGCAGCCGCGTTTAATATGAATATGTTTGACACACTTAGGTACGCTTTGGGCTTTGTGTTTTTCGATACAGCCAAATAAACAAACAAATGCACACACGAAGTTCGGATAACTGGAAAACAAAAAGCGGCACATGGGATAGCCTTAATGTGGAGCTTATTGATTTTGACGAAGATTACCCAAATATAAGCAATAAAATTACAGATATAAATTTTAATATTGTCAATTGCAATGACTACAAAAGAGTGACGCAAAATAGTTTAATATCCACTTTTGTAGATGATTATATTTTAGAACGATATTGGAATAATCCGAGTAAATATATTGCCTATTTTAAGGAAGCGAAATATGTAATGACACCAGATTTTAGTTTGCTTATCGGAATGCCAGCACCGATGCAACAATGGAATGTTTACAGAAATAGGCTTGTCGGGTATGTTTGGCAAAGTGCAGGGTTTGATATTATACCTACCGTTGCTTGGTCAGATAAAAAATCTTTTAGCTTTTGCTTTAATGGTATTGAGCAGGGCAGTACGGTTGCTGTTTCAAGCGTTGGCTGCAAAACAAAAGACAATAAAAGTTATTTTGATGCAGGATTTAACGAAATGAAAAAAGCACTAAAACCAAAATACATAATTTTTCAGTGTCCAAAAAATTTAAAACAATACTACTTAGATGATAATATTGTTTTTATGGATAGCTTTTGGGACAATAAACGCAAATAAATACAAGTAACATGGGTGGAAGAAGCGGACAATCAATTAGCGGCAAAAGGAAAATATCTGCCGCTCAAATAAGCGAAGGCGTAGATAAAATAGATAACTTGCCACAAGGCAAAATATTTGATGACGCAAAACGAATAGATGGCGTTTTTAAGAAAAGTACACATGGATATAGTGGCACCATTGAGGCGTTTGAAAGCAATAGTGCCAAAGGTGAGTTAAAAACAATTAACATAAACGAAATAACAATAACGCAGCCAAATATTCAAGGTAACAAAATAAAAAACATGTTAAGTGTTGTTGATAATATTACACCTATAAATGTAGTGCAATTTAAAGACGGAGAAAAAGCAATATTTGACGGACACCACAGGCTGATGGCTAACTGGGCGCTTGGCAGAACGGAGATAAGAGTTAATATAGTTGTACTATAATTACACAAATAAATATGTTCCAATACGAAATATACTTACTAAAAAGCGGAGTGATTGTTTTTAAGCATACGTTTATACATAAGCATTACCAAATCACCATTACAAGAGCCGAGTTAAGCCGAGAGCAATTACGTGACTATTTGCATATATTTTTAGTTTTACGTAGGCAAAATAAGGTACATGTGGATAAAATCGTAAATGATAAAGGCGTTTTTTATACCGTTAAAATATTCAACTAATTATGCT